TTTTGTGAACACTCCATTGGGCATCCCTGCCTAGAGGCAAGGATGTGTCTGGTCCGGGATTAGATTTTAAAACTTTAATATGATCGTATATGACTGAAGCAGTTTTACTATCGTAAATTTTTAATGAATTGTCAAAATAGAATGTTGTTTCAACAGGGCTATGGAATATATACTCAATTCCTTTATGACTTACCAAAAATTTATTGGTATTATTGTTGTACTCAAATTTTAACATCCAGGTTGTATCATCTATTAATTCTATACTTGGAATAATTCTCCAAGACTGCGTTATGGCATTGTAAATTAATCCAAAATTATTGTAGGCAATAATGTTACTAACTACAAAACTTGAAAATCCAGTGCCAAAGTTATTCTTAAACACAGGAATAATAGAATCAATAATTGCACCACTTGGCACTTTTGTATTCAATGTTACTGGACCAATTCCGTTTGTAAAATTTCCTACTCCGTTGTTGGTGCCATTTCCTAAAACGTCAACAATTGACGCATATATAAACAACTTGTCATCAGCTTGGGTTGGTGTGCCGGCCACAAGAGAACTGGCTGCATTAAAATAATACCCGGCGGGTGCCAAAAACTTAATAGTTGCACCCGATCGTAGATATTTAGTGGTTGCACCAATACTAACAGATAGGTCCAATGGCAATTCATTACGAGTAAAATATCCAGTGGCGCTGTTGCTGCCAACTGTGCTTAGTTTCCACGTTGTAGATACTTCGTATACCGTGCCAACTCCAACTCCAGTGTTAACTCCGGTACCGGTGGCAATAAAGTTAATACCAATTTTATTTTCTGTTGCGCCCAAGGCAATCCAGTCTGTGGTACCAACCAAGTCAATCACGTATCGTCGACCAATTATTAGTTCGCCTGCAGGCAATGAAACGGAAGCAGAATTAATAAAAGGTACCGTAGAATAATAGTAGTGCAACATTTCTCTACTTGCAACAATATTATTAACAATTTGATTGTACAGTATCTTCTGCACATCGTTTGCATTGTTAAAGCCAAACGTAAATGTTTTTACGTACTCGTTAAAGTATAACACACCATCTTCACCAAAAATATTAGTACTGCTGTATTTTCCAGTAGTATCCAACATGTCAAGGTATCGACTTAGTCCCGAGCTGGTACGGTTAATGGCTTTTGTTTTTATAATCTTACTAAACGAAGTGTAAGGTAAGATGTTATAATCTTCTCCAGTAATCATACGATTTTGAGTATAATACTGCTGGGGAGCTTTTTGTCTGATGTCTTCTGTTGATTCTCTTGTTGCTGCGTTAGAGACAGTGTACTTTAAACTGGCGCGGAACGTAATAGTTTCTGTGCGATTATGACGACTTATATAATTAAAAGATACAGAAATAGCCCTCATTTCGTCGGGTGTAATCTTGTAGCTTAATCCGTTGCTTGTTCTGTAATACAGTCTAAAATTGCCTTGCGGAATATTAGAAAAAGACCCGTCGCCAAACACTAGGCTAATTTGATCTGCTGCTCGAGTATTGATCTGATATAGGTTACGTTCATCAATGTTATTGTAAATTACATTGATACCGGAGGTAGATGGTACAGGAGTCCAGAGAGTTTGCGTTGTTCCATTGCTATTCAAACTATACAGCCATACGTCAGTATTATTGATATTGTTTATATCAATATTGATTACTTTATTTGGTAATGCTTCTGCTACATTAAAGTCCAAGTTGGCCAGCTCGCCTTGTTTAAAATAGAAAAAGAAACCAGTATTATTACTAGCATTTCCAGTGTTGTCATTTCGAAACAAAAAATTAAAAACTTTGCGGAAGTCCGGCGCAGCTTCATATATGTAGGGTTTCTTTACACTAGTTGCACTAACAATTTCAAAGGAAGAACGTGCGCCTTCAACTGCGGATTCATATCGATATACTGGCACAACATTAGGAGAAATATTCAAACTATATTCATCTGTAGTAATACCGTTTAGTAACTGGCTATTGCCCGGGCGTCCAATAACTTGACTACTGGTTAATCCTGCATTTAGTATTGTGGTGAATTGTTCTAGCCAAGTGTCACTAGCTGGATCGTTCCAATTAATAATAGAATTACTAAGATTAAATCCGTCGCTATCAAATAAATTCTCTGTGGTTGATACACTATCAATTTTTAAATACCCAGCGGCCTGTGTAGATCGCTTGGGATTATAACTGATCAGTTTAGCTAGTTTTAAAACGCTGTCTCTACGTTCGGCAGTGTCTAAGAAATTTTCTCTTGCATTTAAATCAGTCCTAAACGCAAGATTTTGACCCATGAAGGCAACAAGATCAATAAGAGCTATAAATTCACTACTTTCAGTAAAATCATTGAAATCTTCAGGGTAGTAAATTTTAATGTAATCGATCATGCTTTTACGCAATGTTTCGAAATCGTAGGTAGTAAAATCAGCCTCGCGGAAGGTCTGATATATTTTTTTCCAATCTTCTGCTGCCAAAAGACCAGTTTGTCTAGAAATAATAGCCATAATTGTTAGGACTCTGTTGTATGTATTTATTAGATTTAAAAGTAGTCAGTTAACCAATTAGAGTAAGTGATCTGGCATTTCTATCAAAATTCAATGCCATTGTACTCACTTGGTTGGTTAACACGTAGTTCAATTCCAATTCAATTTGTATGCCGTGATTGTATTCAGTTATTAAAACTTGGGTAGCAGCAACACGCGGATCATAATCTATGATTGTTTTAATATCATTTGTTATAAGGGATCTAATGTCAGTCGACAACGGTTCAAACATCAGATCCCAGATAATTGTTCCAAAATTTGGATTCATTAATTTTTCACCTTTCCTGATGGAAAAATGATTGAACAAATCTTGTTTAATTAAATCAAAATCTGCCAGGGTAAATTTTCGTACTCGATTATAAGTACTGAATCCGTTATATGTAGTCATAATGTATTTAAGTTGTTTTGGCCAGTACGTCAACTGCGTATCGACCCATATTGAAGTAACTGGTGCCAGTGGTTTTATTTCCATCTGCACCTACGCCGGTTGATCGCCAGGTATTTGCACCACCGGCACCTAATAGGTGACTTGTTGTCAACATGCCTGCAATAGTTGATGAATCGTCAGTAGATTTAATTGCACCAGTTCTTACCATTGTATTATAATTGCTGTTCAACAAAGATGTCATGGTTTGCTCTTGAACTGCCCCATTGGATAAGAAAGATTCTTTTGAATCAACACCATTTTTTCCAGTCCAACTTGAAGGATACTGCACTGCTGCTTGTCCATATTTGGCATACGCATCAGGTTTAATATATCCTTGATCAGTTAATACTGCGGCACCAGTTTGATATTTCCCTAAAAAGCTGCCCGACGGAGTGACCGCAGAATTCTTAAATCCACTTTCGCTCCAAGCTATTTGTGTTTTTAATGCTTTGATTTCAACTGGTGTCAATTTGCCAATTCCGGCTGCTGGTGTTGGGTTATCGTTGCGTAACAGATAGCTTTTATCAACTGGATTTTTAATACTATTTGTCAGTGCCGATTTTGGTCCAGAATCTGGACTACTGGACGAACCGGACACCACTGGCTTTCCTGCGCCATTGACCGAGACTCCGCCCGTACCAGTTGATACTATATTGGGAGTACTGGATGACGATGATGCCGATGATGGTTGTGACGATGAACCTGATGCACTAGATGCACTACCGGCTGCTGGGTTTGGAGTTCCTGCTTCTCTCGGCCAAGGTTCATGACTAGGAGCTATTTTAACTATACTTTTTAATTTTTTAGGTTTAGTTTGCCATTGCCCGTTTCCGTCTTTTTCGGCATCGTTATGATCGAATACTGGTATTGGCTTGGGTTTTTCAACTAACGGCCCTTTACCAGAATTTAATTTAATAGTGGTGCCATATAATACTAATTCTTGCCCGGCAGTGAAACTACCTGCACCCTTGGGATTGATATCTATTCTACCTTGGCTTCCAATTTCTACACCATTGCCATAGATATTAGTTTTTTTGCTGCTAACTGACGTAATTGTCTCTGTTTCAATTTTTATTGCAGTTTTAGCAAATACATTAAAAGTTCCGCCAGTGTGGACAGAAAAATCTTTGTCAGCGTGGAAATTAAAACTTCCTTTGGATCTAAAATTAATGTTAGTTTCGCTGAATACACTAACATTACCAGACCCAGACAATTCAACCCAAGCATTGCCTGTATTGTTACTAATGTATAATACATCGTCAGTGTCGTTCATTATAATCTGATGACCACCAGATGTGCGTAATCTAACTAATTTATTTTTTCCTTCAAAATCACCATCATCCATTACAAAAGTGTGACCACCTTTGCGTGTATAAACCAACATGTCGGTAGGAGTTAATGTACCAGCTTTGAGTTTTGATGCAAATGCAGCTTTGGTAGCAGTGTCTTCTACTGCTCGGCCGGGGGTACTAATACCAAATACTGTGCTCGGGCTTTCTCGTTGACTACTACTAGAAATTACTCCGCGGGACAGATCTCTATCTAGTCCCTGCTGTACCAAGATGTTTGCCTGAATTTCATGTATAGGCTTTTTAAGTTCAGTGAAGTTACTCCAATCTTGATCAATATTTTCATTGAACTCAGCTATTGGCAATGGACCATCTTTGGACATAGCACGAACCAATGGATCATCAATTCCGCTTGCATCAAATTTTTTGCTACTGGCAATAGCCGGAACCATCTGTTGCCCAAGTTGGTTAGAAATACAAGCAAACCAGAATCCGCGTTGAGGATCTCCTGCAATAAACGTGCACAACACAAAATTGTCAACATCGGGCGGGGTGAACCAGAATCCGTATGTATGCCGCACATGGTTGAATTTATTATTTTTATCGTTGGGGCGTTGTGCAGTAGATCCAAAAAACGGACTAGCATAACTTACGGTGCGCCAGTTACTTGGGTCGTCTTCGTCACCGGCACCCAGGTCTGGAATCCAGACCTGCAATCTACCCTGTCGTGCAGTGTCCAGGTTATTTTTAATTTTTCCAACATAAGGACCAGAATCAAACCTTACGCCGGCAGCATCTTCCCGTCTAATAAATGATGGAACTTTTTTTCCAATTCTTCGATCAATTGTCATAATTTATATTTGTTATTATGTGTCAACTGCCAGCAAAAACAGTGCCACCAACTTGGCTAATAGGTTGACCAACTGCATTCCCTACATTATTTTGCAATGCCTGTATATTTTGTGCGTATGAGTCAACGTCTGCTGCGTCTGCCTTGTTGCTATTTTCTTTGTTAGCTGTACTATATTGTTGATTAGTATCAGTAGGACCAGTTAAACTACGAAGTGCTCCTTGCCCAGTCATTCCGTCTTGCCTGTTCCCGCCTCTTCCGGTATCAGCTGACCCACCATATCCATCGTCGCCACGACCATCAGCGCCGGCGGCCGATGCTTTATCCTCGGCTTGATCAAACACACGAATAAGATCGAGAGTTTGCGTAAATTGTCCACGATCAAACATATTCTCAATTGTTAGTATTCTATAGACGCCGCTGAATACGCTATCTTTCCATGTTGAAAAATCATATAGGCCAGTTTCTTGTATGATGTCTGTTGGGGTTCTAAAATACAAGTATACATACAATTCCCCGCCGTCGGTAGTTAGACTTCCGTTGCCATCAATTTTACCAACACTAGAATCCAAAGTTGGTTTAAAGAATACATCATCCTGTTTAATAAAATGCGGGTCACCTGATATTTTTAACTTAACATTAATCATGTCACCACGAGAATTAGACATAATTGATTTGTATAAATCATTTGCTGACACATTCTTAACATCATTGGTGCCTTCGGCAATAGCAGAAACATCATGTTGTGCCACTACTGTTTTGATAACTTTTGGTGTGATGCTACCGTTGGTTGCCGGATTACTGATGCCTGGATCTTTTTCATCTATGTCAGTCTTGATATCAACTTCTACTTTCTTTAACTTTTCCCTATTGGCTGTCATTGCAGTATAAAACATAGAGTTAAAATCAATACTAAAATCAAGTATAGACTGATTCTGCCCAGTAAACATATATAAATATTCTTTTGAGCAATTATCTCTGGTTGGAGTAGACATTGGAGCGTCAGGATACTTGGTATTGTATACTACTGCTTTTTTAACAAAGTAAGTGTATTTTTTCTGATACGTTTTTCTTACATTATCAAATTCTAAAATTTCAATTGACGGGATAATTCGGTACCAATCAATTGTGCCAGATTTGTTTGTTGACACTTGATTTGAAATATAATCACAATTACGCATAACTTGATTTATTACATCAATTATACTTGTACCAGCGTTGATAGAAATTGCCTGAGCACTCATCGACAATGGTGCAGGTGGGCCGCCCTTGGCGGCACGTGCCCCGGCTGCTGCATTTGCGTCTTTATTATTATTACTGGCAAGTGGTGTTTTTTTAACGTCGTTACTTTTAGGCGCAACAATTTTAGCGGCTTCAATGTCCGGATCAATGGCAAATTCATAAATATCAGGAAATTCCTGATATTTTTTATTGTCTGCTAGTTTCTTTTGATAACTGTTAAGCGCCGATGTATAACTGCCTGCTGCATCTTCTTCGTTGCTAAAAAACTCTTTGACCGTTTTTGCAGTTACTTCATGGAATGCAGGGGTAGATCCTGCATTCTCCTGAAATGCCATATGTGAGTAAGGCACTGCACTAAAATGATATTCCGAACCACGCACCGAGGCCTTTATCTTGCATTCAATTGCTCTTAATGGAATTTGTTTAGTCTGTCCTTCAACTGGGTGAACCAGTGAGCCGCCTTCGGCATTGGCAAAGAAATCAATTTGTAACAAGTACGGCATTTCTCCCCAGTTATTAGCTCCCAGAGAATCAGCGGTACTAAGTAATCGATTTAGTAATGTAATACCAAATGGCTCTACAATAGTAAAATGTATATCAATTACATTACTACCACGTCCGCGATTATTCATTCCTATGACTGTGGACATTTTCATGTTTTCAAAGTAAAAATCGTCTTCAAACCCAGGAGCTCGACTAAATCCTTCGCCATGTTGCCCGCCGCTTACAATCAGTACCTTGCCGTCGGGAGAAAAACCTTCTGATATTTCATTGAAATCCTTTGGGGCTAGCGCATATAAACTCAACCCATATGTATAATTAACATAATCGTCCAGTGGATTGCTACGCAAAGATGTACCAGATGCACTAGGCCCGCTGCCTTCTGTTTGTTGGCTGGCCAAGGCTGCTTCTTCAAATGCCGACTGATTTTGTCCTGATGGATCGCCTCCTGCGTTTTCGTTGGTCGCAGCAGTTGCAGCAGTTGCAGCAGTATTGTTTGCCACGGCTTGTTGCTCAAAATCTGACATGCCGGTGGGCATTGATCCGTAGTCAACAGCTGATTGGTCGCCGGCATATCTAAAGGTAGCCATTTTAAATTCCCAATACTGTGGTTAGCGTTTCTTTGCTGGGGATATATATTACTTGCCCGGGATAGAAATCAAATACAGGATCTTTAATTATATCAGGATTCCTGACCGAAAACACCCACCATAATCCTGCGTTACCATACAGATCAGCTGCCAACATGTCTGGTCTGTATTTGTAAACTGAATCAATGGTATATTCAATATCCAATGAATTCTTAGGAATTGCCCGATTGACATACACGTCAAGAAATTGTCCAAACAGTCCTGTTTTATAATAAGGGCTAAATTTTGTATATTGTGCGGCCATTAAATAAATCCTTTACCTGTTAGTTTGCCGGCCGCAAACGACTCAAGGCTAAAACTACTAATTGACTTTTTACTATAAATTGGCTGTAACGAAATTGTTATTTGGCTTGCCGCAGGAATACGATCTGTGCCTGAACTTATATAATCAACCTCCGGAGGCATAGTATGGGAGAACTGCGTTAAGATACAAGGAACGTGCGGGAAATAGTTTTGCCCGTACCCATCTAAAAACACCAATGGTGGTGGATTTCCTGCATTGCTGCTTTCTCCAAAAAACATTTTAGTTGCAGATCTAAAGAAATAAATACAAGCAAGTACATATTTTGCTTCTTCCATATTTTGTGCAGTGAAGTCAGCGGTGACATTGATTGCTTGCACTTCGCTGTTTTCATATGCATATGCTGGGTAATTACTGTGCGTAAACTTTTGTGGGGTATAGTTGGCTTGATAAACCACCGAAACTTGTGGAGTATACGGAAATACCACGCCATTTGTATTGCCAAGCGGGGACATAATTCCAGGATACCCAAGAGCCGGGCAGCTTATTTTAACTCGCCAGTCTTTACCTGCACCTTGTGCACCACCAAAGGTCACAGTTGATGGATTAAGGGCACTTGAGCTATTTCTTCTGCCGCCTGCCGGAAGCCCAGCGGCTTGACGCCGTGCAGTTGCAGGGTCCATATAGTAAGTTGCTGAAGTATCTGTGGAGTAACCACTCGATGATATTATGTTGTCGGCCATGAAGTTAGATCTCTTTTGTATATTTATAATATTTTAAAAGTGGTATGTTAATCGTGGTTGCAATTTGGCCGGAGTATGTGCTACACTGTTTGAACTAGCGATTACGTAGTAATCCTTAAGGAGAAATAAAATTAAACATAATTACCTAAACAACAAAGACATTCTCAAGGAGATACATCGAAGCAAAACTACATATTGCACCTTTTTATCCCCAGATTTTGCCGAGTACGACATGATTATTCATAGTCTTGATCAAATTACCACAGAGAACATTGATCTGGCTCGAGAAAATAGAGCCGAACGCTTGGCCAAATTGGCATTGGAGGCAGCTACAGCTACTGGTGAAAAAAGAAAACTAGACGAGTTTGCAATTGACGTAAACAATATATTACCAACGGAAGTTGTATTTAGGGTAATGACCTGGGCTCATGTTCCTATTAACGAAGCAGCTACTAAAAAGATTCAGGATGCAGCCAATGAAGAAGCTGCTTACACCGAATACGACGACGAAGCAGATGCAAAGGTTCCTGCGGCAATTGTCAAATACATGAAGTGTAATTTTCCGCCATTCAACCATTACATGATTGATGAAAAAAATACTCCAATTTGTGTCGGGAAGAGCCATTGGAAAGATGATTTAGAAACTGGAGAGTGGTGCAGAGACCACGGTGCCATGACCAAGAAGTTGGCCCTGATGTTTATGAAATTATGCGAACGCTATGCCACCCGTAGCAACTGGCGTGGATACACTTATAACGACGAGATGCGTAGCCAGGCACTGCTTCAACTAAGTCAAATTGGGTTGCAGTTTGATGAGTCAAAGTCGCAAAATCCTTTTGCATACTATACTGCTGCCATTACCAACAGTTTTACTCGGGTATTGAATATTGAGAAACGCAATCAAAATTTACGTGATGACATTTTGGAAATGAACAATTTTAATCCAAGTTACACTAGACAAGGACTCATGTCTGGTCACGGTGGTGGCAGCGATGGTGACCACGATTAAACGCCGTATTGCTAGACTTATGCCCCATGTTCTTGTTATACTGCTCACATGAGTAATTTATTTAAAAAAGCCGCGGTGTTTACAGATATTCACTTTGGCCTAAAGTCAAATAGCACACAACACAATGAAGATTGTCTTAATTTTATTAAATGGGCCACTGATAAGGCAAAAGAACAAGGGTGCGAGACTTGTTTCTTTTTAGGTGACTATCACAATAACCGAGCGTCCATTAATGTACTTACACTAGGGTACGCACTTAAAGGATTGGAACATCTGAATGACAATTTTTCCACGGTGTATTTTATTCCTGGTAATCACGATCTATACTATCGTGACAAGAGAGATGTACAAAGTGCCGAATGGGCCAAACACCTATCCAATGTTGTTATATGTAACGATTGGTTCAGCGACGGTGATGTGGTTATTGCCCCTTGGCTTGTGGGCGACGACCATAAACGCATATCCAAATTAAAAGGCCAGTACATGTTTGGACATTTTGAATTGCCCGGATATATGATGAACGCCATGGTAGAGATGCCGGATCAT